GTACCATTTAAACCTTTATAAGTATCAAGATCTGAAGAACGAATTTTACCTGCAGGTAAAGTACTTGATACATCATCAATTGGATAACTATCAATTGTAAAGTATCTTTCACCTGTAGATGAGTTAATTTGGAATACACCAAGTTTAACTGTTAATACACCGTTTGCAGGTTGTGGGCGCCCTTGAATATATTCCATATATGAAATATCATAGAACTGATCTGTTTGGTTTGTATTTAATTTAAAACTATCAGTAAATCTTGTACCAGATGCGTCATAAATGTCTAAAATTTTATGTACGTCTGGAAAACCTAAGCTATATAGATTTGTAGCAGAAGAATATGTAATTTTTACATATGGTTCTACATAAAGTTTATTCATCGGTGTTGAAGATATAATTCTTTTATTATAATAAACAGTAGCTGCTGGATCAGAAGCAATTGCTAGATTAATTGTAAGAATGGAATTGTTATTACTTGTTGACCAGCTTGAAACTGGAATGAAAGTATTTGATGCGTCTACAACGACAATATCATCTTGATTTATTGCAAAGTCTTCGCCAATAGCAGCATTAATTACAATTAAACTGCCACCAGAAACTGAAACACTAGCTCTATCACGAGCAGGAATAGTAATATCATCTAAAGATTTAATATACTTTGTGCCTGTTTCGAAAATAAATGGGGCTCTAGATGTGTCTTTTAATCTAGATCCTGCAGCAATACCAATAACTCCAGAATCTCCAACAATTCTAGTAACATCATCAAATGAGTTTGAACCAGCCATTCTTACACCACTCAAATAGCATCTAGTTGGTGTAATATTTCTAACAAAAGCAGAACCAATAACTGAAGAACTTGCATTTTGAAGTTGAACTGGAGAATAATCTAATTCTACTGTTCCATTAAGTGATGTAATTTCTACATAGTTTCCATAGTCAAGTGTTGTAGCTTGGTTTTGCTGAATTTCAGTATTGGCAATATTACCAATTGAGAAATCTCTTTTACCGCTATTTTCTACTCTATAACCTTTAACGTATGCTATACCTTTACCGACTAATAATGTTAGCTCACCATCTCTTCTATCAAAATCGACTTTAAATTTGTCAAGAATATAATTACCAGATTCTTCATAAGTTCTTTTTGCCATTTCTGCTGCAATAGAATTAAATTGCGAAACATCGCGCAATTGAACAGCTTCACCATTTTGATAACGAATTAATGTGAAGAAAGCTGGATCAACATCAGCAGTTGCTGTATCTTGAGAAACAAGTTTTGGAACTAATTTAAGTCTATCACCACCCGGAGCATTTTCGTTTGTAGAACCATTTGCATTATCATAAAGACTTGAATCTTGTAATGAAGTAACTAAAGATTCTGTAACACTATAACCTACTGATACATCATTTGGTAAATTTGAGTATTTTGAAACGACGAGTGTTTGATCATCAGCAAAAAGAAAATGTCCTTTTTGGAAAATAACACCTTGCGATGCTTGAATACCAAAAGATTTACCAGTTGCAGGAGATTGTAGAGTAACGTTAATGTTGTCAATATTTGTTTCTGTGCTATAAAGTGTAGAACCATTATACTTTTTACGAGTAATGGTTAGGTTTTCACCAGGAATAAATTGTTTATAACCGCTTGTTTCATTTGTTGTTAGATAGTTAATAAAGAAAGTATTAAGATTTGGTGGACGGGTTTCAAAACCTCTTGTTGCAGAAATAACAGATGCTGTTAGTCCAGATTGAGTACCAACAAGTTCATATACCACATCAATTTCTGTTTCAACACCACTAATAATATCTGTATCAGGTCCGGAAATAAATGTTGTAACATCAAAGCCGCTTTTGTCAACAAGCTTTACATATTCTAAACCATCAAGATTTGTGAAGTTGCAACCTTTAATAATACTACCTTCTTGGTAAATATTATCACCAAATTGCTCAATTTGATTTTGAAGAATAGTTTGGAGCTGGGTTAACTCTCTTGCTTGAACCGCATAAGCTGGCTTAAACAGAATTTTATAAAACTGTTTTTCAACATCAAAATCGTCGAAATACGGCGCAATGTTTAAGTCTGTATTAATAGGCATCTATCTTTTTTCCTTAAAATTCTAAGACCAACTTATATTCTTCTCTTGAAGTCTCGGATCTGGTTAACGGGAAGAAGTCTTCCATAAAGTATATTGTTCCAGTTCTCTGAACATATCTTGACTGTATAACATTATTGGCTACTGGAGTATTTATAGCAATTCTTTGTCCTGTAGAGTTAAACAAGTCATAATTAGGGTTAAATGATATATCAGTATTTCCATAGTTTTGATATGGTCCCATATATTCAGAAAGATAAACTGTATTAGATGAAGCACTTACTTCATGTACTGTTGCACGAAACACATAGTCCTGATTAACATCTAATTGATATAAACTATCGTTTTGAGTTGTTTTATTATATTGATCAGTAATAATTTGTAATCTGTTATCAAAAATATCAGGTGAAGCAGTATTACCCGTATCAATATCTGCAGTAAATGTTGGATTTTTAACAATACCAATATGCGAGTATGTATTTGTTTTACCAATATTATTGTTATTACTTTCTGTTATATAACCATAAAGTAAAACATGATGGCAATGCATTTCGTCTATAAGATTATAATTATGATAACCTATAGGAGATAAAATTGGTCTTAATACTGCTCTAACATCTAAAGAATTAGAATCATCAGGATCAAAATCGTACAATGGATCTACAACACTCGCTGTAATATTATTATAACCAGAACCTGTGTCTAATAGTTCAATTGATTTAATAGTACCATTAACAACTCTTGGAATTGCCACAGCACCGGAACCGTCACCACCTATTTTAATAGTAGGAACAATTCTAAATGTAGAGTTAATAACAACGCCGTCACCTCTTGGATCACCAATAACTTTAACAGTACCTCGGTCTGTAGTATTGTCATACGTATAAGTATCAATTTCATAAACAAATGAAACGTTAGATGGAGTATTACAGTAAATAGACATTCCAGAATAATAGTTTGCAATATCATTTAAGAAATCAGATCTTAAAAGAATTGTTCCGTCATTACCTGGAGGACCAGCAACAATACCAGAATCTACATGAGGATAGCCAGCATTATCAATAGAGTTTGTTACGAAAATATCACTTACTTCTGAACCAACTACAATATTATTAGCATTTGCAGAAGGATCAATTTCAAAATTACCAACCAAAGGAATATAACCAGAAGCATTATAAGCTTCGAACTCAGGTTGAGTTAGTACATACATATATTTCCAAACATAGCCATCAGCAGTTCTATAAATTTGATTTACAGTAACTGGATTATAGTTTGGCGGAGTGGTTGATGGCTCGCCATTATTATTTGATAAACATTTATAAACACGATAATCACCAGAGTCGTTGTTATTGGGTTCGACAACGGCATAAAAATTTGTACCTTCTAAATTAATAGAATCATCATACTGTGTATAAATGGTATCCTTTTGCCAAGGATAGAATTTAATCATAAATTTTACATCAGAATTAAATACTTTTTTACCAAAAAGAGTATTTTCTAAAAATTCATTTTTGTGATAACCAGAATTAACCGCATCAATTCTTTGCAAAGAGTCTGTTGCAATTGATGAGACAAAAACATAATAGTTATTGTCTTGTAAGTCTTGATAAAAAAGTCTTACATTATCATTTTTATATTTTGTTGTTAAAATCTCTGCCATTTCACACCTGATGTTTTCTAATATTTATAAACAAGTCTTAACCCCTTTTGCGAATGCGAGTACGAGGATAAGCTACACCACTCGTTGGTCTTGGTCTAAAGTTTTTTTGCGGGAATGATGCACCTGTTTCAGCTCGTTGATTAATCCATCTTGCGTATCTATTAGGACCAAACTGAAGACTTGTTCTATCGTTTGGATCATCAGTACCGCTGTCTGCCATTTGACCTGAATTCGCATTATCAATAATCCATGCATGCGCTTCCGCTTGCGTCATGTTTGGCCAGCTTTCTGCTAATAAAGTAAGAATACCACAAACCTGCGGTGAAGCCATACTTGTTCCTTGATAACGACCAATATAATAATTATTGTCTCTAGGATCTACATCAGCGAATAAACCACTATAAGCTGCTGGAGTTAAAAGACTACTTTGAATTGCTTCACCAGCCGCATAAACATCTACTTGGGATCCGCAATTACTAAATGTAGCTTTTACTTCATCTACATTATTTGATACAGCGCCAACATTAATTGTTGCATCTAACGCTGTGCCTGAAGAGTTTCCTCTATGTAAATAGAGATTACTAAATGTTGCACTATAAAAACTTGAAAATCCTGTATATATATTATTATAATCTTGATCAGTAGAATTTACTTGTTTCCAAGATTCGTTTCCAGCAGCGAATACACAAATAATTCCATCGGCAATAGCATCTGAAATATCTGCATTAAACGCAGTAGAATAATATGGAATTTCTATTGCCGCAGTTGGAAAACCTCCACCCGTGTAAAATCCACGAGCATCTAATTCTGCTTTACTTAAATTACCACCTGGTGAGTATGTTACACCACGATATGTTACACTAGAAACAGTATCAATAGGAATTAAAACACCATAGCTATGATTTGTAACTGTAGGATTTTTCCTACCGGTTGCAGGATTAATAGATTTAGCATTATGCCAAGCTCTAACATAGTCCCACATTTGGTTAGTACCACCTACAGAGCCATTTGGATTGGTGCCATATGGACTAATATTATAAATGTTGGCATCTCTTGCCCAACCCTGTGTGTTGCCAGCAACGGTTCCAGCTACGTGTGTACCATGATTGTTGTCATCTACATCTAAAGCGTTTACATATGAACCTGATCGATCATAAACATAAGTACCAGAACCACCATACGCAAACCAGTTTATTTGTTGAACTCTTGTTCCGCCAGTACCATCTGCATTTACTTGAAATTCTGGATGATCTGGATCAATGTGACCATCAAAAATAACAACATCTACATTTTTACCAGATGCTGTAATAGTTAAATCATCTGTAACTACTGGAGAAATACCATTATCTCCCCAATTTGATCTATTAGAAGATTCAGATTGACGAAGTAATCCCCAGTTAATGTCGGATACATCTTTTTGCCATCTTTTATCGAAAGACCCGTTTGTGATTGTATAATTAGGTCTAATACCTTTAATTAAAACTTCTGCTAATTCAACACCTAAAACTCTATCATCAGCTTCAATTAATTGTGCTTCATCATCAGTTAGCATATAATGAGTATTTCTACTAATTTCTCTTCTATGAACGAGTTCTACTGCTCTGTTTGGAATAAACAGATTACCACCCGGTGTTTCCATGTCTTCATAGAAATCATCGAGATCTTCTCTATTCTTAAGTGTAACAATCCATTCTCTTAGAGCAGACATATATTAAGCCTCTAATTGAAGAACGGTTAAAGTAACTGTAATCGCAGCTGCACCGCCTGATTTATTTTTTACAGCGCATGGGATAGTAGTTGTTGGAGTACTTTCTAAATTATATCCAATTACACCTGGCGAAACTAAAATTGTTTGAGCACCGGTTGTAATTACTTCTGCAATAACACCTGCGTCTGGTGCTGGATCAGATGTTTCAGCGCGAGATGCATCTGCAGTTCTTGATGCTGCATTTGCATATATTCTTACCCATGCCGCAGCCGAAGTCTGAATTGTTAGAAGCGCATAACCTTTAAATCCAGCAATATCTAAATTCGCAGATGCATCATTTGCAATAGAAGCTGTTGTGCCGGCTTTAGAAGATCTGCCAGACAATCCTGTACCACCACTCGAGCCGTTTGCTGAAACCGTAGAAAATGAAAAATTACCAGACCCATCGGTTGTTAATACTTGACCAGAAGAACCGTCTGAAATACCAAGATCTAAAATGCTTGTTGGTAAATCTGCAGTTTTTGCATAACTTGTTAAAAGTGGTGGGACGTAAATAAAATTACCATTAGTAGAATTATATGTCAATGTTGAAGTGTTAGCAGCACCTGCTACTGTTACACTAAGATCACCATATCCAATCCCTCCAGCATTGGTAAAAGAAAAATTACCAGATCCATCAGTTGTTAATATTTGACCAGAAGTACCGTCTGAAATACCAAGATCTAATAAATCAGCCGGTACTGTTGGCGCGTTTGTTAGATCTCCGTAATCTCCGGAAAATTGATTGTCGTATAATTCTGTAAAGTTAAGATTAGCTTTTTGCCAAGCAGTACGTATCGGATCGCCCGTTCCGTCGTTGGCAGCTCCACCTACATTGATTACCTGCTTTGCCATAATTAGCTCCTTAGTTTTTATCTATTTATTTTATTGCCCGTTATCAACGGTAATGTTTGTTGTATCTACTGTATAAATGAAATTATCTGCTCTTACTGTTTGATCACCAATAACTTGATTTGGACCAACGATTTCATCGCCACCAACAATGTAATCATCTTTAGTAATAAGTTGGAATTTTGATGAAAGATTTGCATTAATTTTTTTATCATATATAAAAGTACTAAACATTTTAGTACCAGCAAGATGAACATTCTTCTTAACATTTTCTTTAAAACGACTACTATCGATTGTTGATCTAATATCATAAGAAAATTCTTGATAATAATCACTATCTTGTATTTTCATATTTCCATCAAAATAAACATCCTCACCATCGTCGGCAAATGTTTTTGTGTAACCATTAATTTGAGAACTTTGGTCTCCCCAGAATCCAGCAGTAATACCCTGTGAATTTGCTCTAAGTATAGCGCGCGCAGCAATATCGCCGTTTTTATCTATGAGATAAACTGTTTCGCCGTCAACATAACCAAAGCCAGAATTTCTAATTTCCGCCGCAGAAATTCGCCCAGTAGAGAACAATGTTTTAGATTCAATAATAGCATTATTACCAAATCTTCTACTATCATAATCTCTTTCTACGGCTAATACATCATAATTATTTCCTTTATGAGTAATAGGATCACCACTCTTAAACCCATAATAAGCAAACGGTCTTACAAAAAGAATTTCATTATCGTTATCAATTGCAGTAATAATACCATTTACCCCAGTTGCGGCCTGCGATATTCTATCACCTTTTGTAAATAAAGCGCTATAATTATCAATTAATAACGCTTGATCTGTTCTATCAAACGCGATCATTTGTTCGTCGCGCGCAAGTGCCCAAACATCGTTAATATAATCTTCACCAGGATCTAGATTTTCAAATGCGTCAATAACACCTATATCAAATTCGGTTAAATCAAATGCATCTTCTAATACTGTTGAAAGTGTAACTGGGCTTGCCGTTCCAGACATTGATACTAATGCTGGAGGTGTTGCATTATAATCTGCAGAATTAAGAGGAACACTTAGAAAATTTCCAATAACATCCGTAATTAATGAAACTGTTTCGACATCAGATAATGATTCAACTTTCACGTGTGTAGGGTCACCTGTATTAGCATATAAAGGACCCGGTGATGTATCATTTTTTCCGGCAACAGTAAAAATTTCTCCGGTATTTGTAGCTTGATCATACGCAGTATAAGTTTTACCTCTAGAAACAGATGTAATATCTCTAGAAATATTAAACTCACTTCCAGGCTCCATTTTAAGGCCAACAGAACTAGAGTTTTGGCCTATGACAGTACCTTGGTTATTTGCAGTATCTCTCAATACTTCTAAAATTTCAAATTCAAAATTTTCATTCTTTAAAACTAAAACTTGATTTGAAACAAGCAATTTTGTATTTTCAATGGTGTATCCAAATCCGCCATCTAATACTTTATAATCAACTGTACCTGTGAATTCATCTTGCAAATCTGTAACAATTGCCACACCACCTTTACCATATTCCGATTGAATTGTAAGAATATCACCAATTTTATTTCCTGTAGTACCACCGTAATCTAAATCAATTTCTAAAGCATCTGCAGAACCGTTTAGTTTACCAAATGCAACATCTTCACCATTAATTCGAGTAATAATATCATCGAATTTTGTAAATTTACCTTTAGGATTTGAAATGTAAATAATTGGTGTAAGTGTTCTATTTAGATAAACAAAATTAATTTTATCTACAATTGCTTTTGCTTTAGAAATCGATCCGTAAATATTTCTACTAATTAGATCTTTATATTCATACATAATTGTTTCGTCTGAATTGTAAAATTCATTGTTATTTGGAAACATTTGTAAGTATGTGCCTGTCTGCCAAACCGAGGCAGATGGTTTAAGCATATATTTTGACGGATATCTAATTTGAATATCTTCGGCAAAAAATAATCTAAAGAAAAGTTTAACAGAACTTTCGCTGCCTTTTCTTCTATATAAATCTAATATATTCTTAAGTACAAATCTTGTATTTTGCTCATCTAGATTTGGTAAATCGGCCATATATTTTTTCTTGTAGAAAACAATCATTTCTGCAAGAGTAGTTCCAACATCACGGTATTCAAATAATCTTCTAGAATTATAAACACCCATATTAGATTCTGATTCAACAAATCTGTAATATTGCTCTACTAAATCAACAAGCATATGACCTTCTTCCCTGTAATATGCAGGGAACTGTTGAGCTATTTTAAAAGCAATATTTTTTTCTACGAGTGTTACTTGATTGTCGGCCATTATGATGCCTCATACATACGTACAGTTACATCGTCATCAGTAATAAGGAAAATTCTACCAGACGGAGACTTAATATCATTATTATATGTTCTTACTTGAATTTTAATACCGGATCCTTTAAACCCAGTTGTTTGGAATCCAACTAAATTAATTTCTCCTGTGGTATAATTTACACTACCGGCGATTGGTTTAATAATTTGCGGATTTGTAATATCAGAAGTTACAATTTGGATATTACCAAGACCATCATCTTGTAAGTAAGAATCAACATTGTTATACCCAAATACACTACTAATTACTGCAGGCTTATAGTCATTAAAGCCATTTGAATCTTTAAAAGGATATGGTTTAACAAGACGCGCAAAGAATTTAAATGATGGACTTTCAGAAACATTTAACGATGGAGAATAGATTATATATGGACAAATTCCAAGAGTATTACTTTCAATAGAAATATCTGAATCATCAATTGCTTTTGAAAGTTTAGAATGACGAAGAGTTACATTAAAGTTGTCTAGTTTATCTGTATTATAATTTGAAATTGTATTTCTTACAATTGTTTCAATTGCTCCAGCAGATTTTGTTGTAAGTTTTGGATTAAAATAAATGTCAGCTTCTACACAAGCATACATAAATTCAGAGTTAACAAAAACTGGTTCAATTGCAAGTGGACTTTTATCTTTTAAGAATTCAATATATGTGGCGGCAAGTGTTGATGATAAGCCTTCACGACCTTCACCAAGATAAACAGAAATTGCAACCTTTCCAAACTGAGGAGGTGTTAGATCTTCACCACCGTATGCAGCAGCTGATTTAATTTCTGGGAATTTTTGTTTTAATAGAATTTCATAATCAGAAGTTGTAACTGCGCGCTCTTGAATTTGTAATGATTTAGGAGCAAAATAGCGAATACTTTCTAAAGACTCTCTATCTGCGCCTCCGGCAGCAACTTGAATTGTAGTTACACGCGCAGTAGTTGTTGGTGATGTTAATTGTAATTGAAAATTAAATGCTCCATTTGCTTCAGCGCCAGAAGTAATTCTATATCTTACACGAATATCTTCATATTGTTCTGGTTGTAAACCAAAAGTATTATTACCAAAATACACTGAATAACGCCCATCATAATATGGTTCTACATAGAATACTTTATCTGTAGCGCCTACTCCAAAAATATCATTTTTTCTAATAAACACGTTAGAGTCATCTGTAGCTTCTGCGTCAACAAATACTGCAATAGAATCAGTATCGGCATTTTCGTTAGAAAGAATAACTCTTAGAATACCATCGGCATCAACAAAATAACCTTCTCTTTCAAATGATGCAAGCATTTCGCCTTCAAAAATCTCTACATTTTGTGCTACGAAAGTAGAAGGAGCCGTTTTGCGAGCAATATATGTTTCTGAAGTAACAAAGTTATATGAAACTCCTTGGAAAGTTGTCGTAAATTGTGAATAAGCAGGAATGGTAAGAGTTTGATCTGTTATTGTAGAATCTGTAAGAGTAACATTAACAACAGCACGGGCAGATTTTCTAGATCTTGGTAGATAATTAAGTTCTTTTGCGTGTGAAATAACCGAGTTTTTAAGCACAGCAGAATCAAGGAACATTTCATTGATTGCCATATTTGTATAAAAGTTATTTTGGAAAGTATTATAAGCCAAAACATCCAAGAACACACTCATATTCGACCCTTCAAAGTTATAATCTTTGAATTGTGTTTGGTTAGTTAAATACGTCTTAAACTGAGCTTTAATAGTCTCAAAGTCTAATTCTGATATATTTAGTTTAGCCATTTATCGAGTCCTCTCTAAAAATACGTCGAGCGTAATTGGCTGTTGTACATTTCTGACATAAAAGACTATCCTAACGGATACTGCGTTATCGTCGATATTTGATGTTGCTATTACGTCTATTAATTCTGCTCTTGGTTCATGTAATTGTATTGTTGTTCTAACTTGGTCTTGAATAAGTAAAAGTGTTGATGGAGTAATATTTTCAAAAAGCATTGCGCGAATATTTCCACCAAGATTTGGTTGCATTAATCTCTCACCTTTATCTGTTAAGATAAGGTTTTTGATAGAATCTTTTACTGCATCTTCATCTTTCCAAACAGTAAGGTCAGCAGACACAGGACTGATTTCAAGATTCTTTTTAAAATCTTGATAAATCGTTATCTTTTTTGTTAGTGGCGTAAACGCCAGTTGTCCTATTGCCATTTATCTTTCCTTATTGTACATCGCTTAAGTCACATCATCTAAGGTAAATGTTGTTGGTCCATCATCAGTTCTTTGTGTTCCAGGATTACCAGGATTACCCGGTGCAATACTTGTAACATTATCAAGTGTTATAGCCGGCGCTGCAGGTGGATTTGTTGGCGTACTTGGAACGGAAGGAGTAGATAGATAACCTTTCGATCTTGCGTATGCTCTTTCACCTTCTGTAAGTTCACCTTGGCCTGTTAATGTTCCATCTTCATTTCTAGATATCTCTACCAAAGCTTCAACATTGCTTGCATCTTCCTCTGTCCATACATTACCACCGAATTCACCTTGAGGATCATTGCCAAATCCATTGTTGTCTCCTACGGCAGATCCTGCAGGTCTATCTCTTTCACTTGTTACATCATAATCTGCAGCTCCAACATTTGGAGGAGGCGTTCCATCTCCACCATTACCTGGCCACCATCTTTCAGGGCCAATATCTACATGGATAAATCTATCTACATGATAATATCCAATACCTCTGAATCCTATTGATCTCGCCAAGTTTCCATATTCTTGAAGACGACTCGCTGTCCATCCACTCCAACTTAAATCGAGCGCCGTTCCTTGCATGTGTTGCGAATTTGCGGCCGCACCACGAATACTTGCATTATAAGTAGGATTTCTATAACCACTATATAATAAAAGAGGTCCACTAATTAAATCTCTTTCTGTTAAAGCATCATAATATCTTTTCATAAGTACCTTAACATCTGGTACCAGCATAGTCCATCCTTCATGCGGTGGTACCATTGCAGTTGTCCATCGGCCCTCCGCTCTTAACCAAGGTACTCTTCCATTAATTAAATCCTCCCACGATACATTTACATCTCTATATTCCTGTGTAGTCGGAGGCTGAACATTTCCAGCTCTATACCACGCAGTAGTATTGTTATTTATTAATCTGTCTCTCGTTTCGTTAGGAAGTCTAATTGCGCCTGCTCTAATAGATTCGCCAATAACTCTATTTGAAGCATTTGAAAGTGTATTAAATACTTCATCATATCTATTTTGAAAATCTCTAAGAGGATTTGCTAAACCATTAATTAATCCTTCTATTCCTGTCATAAGAGCACAAAATCTCATGATTAAAAATTGAATTTCTTCTAATGACGGATTTTCAAACAAACCTGTTAAATAATCTACTAATCCTTTTACTTTTGCTTTAAGTTTTTCAATATTTTCTTCTGAAAAGAAACCTAAAATTTCTGCTTTTAATGCTTCCATTCTACCAACAATTTGATTTTGCACAAAACTACGAATTTCTCCCATGATTCTTTCTGGGCTAAAGTTTTTTATAAAATCTTTTACTTTATTTACAACACCTTCAATAACAGATTCAATTTTTTCTTTTAAAGCTTCAAGTAATGCTTTAACTTTTATTTTATCAAATAAAGCTTTAATAGGATCTTCAATATTTCTAATTTTATTGATAAAAGCTACTGCTTCTTGAATTAATGCGCCAATTGATCCAATTAGATTAAAGAAAGCATCAATAGCACCGAAAATATTAGAAAAAAGAGAACAAAATCCTCCCATAATGCTATCAGTAAAATCGCCTCTATAATAATTATCTAATTGTTTGGCAAATCCTGGTCCATTAGCATTACCGGCGTCAATTGCTCCAACAGGCGTAAGCAAACTTACAGAAAGAAAATCTGCATATTCTACTGCAAGAATTGGTCCTTTTGTTAACCTATGGGCTAAATATTCATTTTCATTTAATCTAATATAAGGTCTTTTTAAGAAATCATTATTTAAGGAGTTTAATGACTCATAAAATGTAGTTTGTCCATACCTATTAATAGCAGTAATTAAAGGATTTGCTGTTTCATCCTGAATAGTATTAACAAATTCTTCTTGAAACACATCAGCTTGCTCTAACGCGTATTCACCGTTAGGTTTAATAGTTGGGCCTCTTTGAATCGCGTTGCGTTCTTCAATAGGGCGCAAACATTCTCTACATAATGGTTTTCCAGGACTACATGTACATGCCATTATACGCCTCCATTTCCGCCAGGACCAGCTGGTCTTGCTTGACTCGCCGGAGTTTGTTGAATTCTTGTTAATACTGCTCTAAATGAGTCAGTTGATGTGAGTGTTGTATTTAATCCATCTCCTTCATAACGGCTTTGGCCTGCATTATCGCCAGTTAACACTGGTAGTGATGCCCATACATTAGCAAGTCTATTACCAAATTGGTTAACAGTTAATTCACCTCTCATAAAGGCTTCTAAGCCTTGCTCTTCCATTAGAGTAATTGCAAGTTTATCTTGGTTAACTGGGTTAAACAAATCACTCTTAGATAGTCCAGCTCTTGAATACAACGCTTGGCTTTCTGACCATCCTGGTGGTGGACTCCACGGCCAAGATTCTCCAGTTGTTCTATTAACCTGTCCTTGCTGACCTGTATTATATCCACGCAATGTAGGTTCGATAATTTGATATCTGCCAGAAGCTTCAGAATCACATAGATGGTCAATACTATCCATCCAATCTAGAAGTTCACCAATAGTCAGTTGAGTAATTGGTCTTGATGGATATAATGATCGATCAACAGCCCAAACAATATCATCGTATCCGTCACTTTCAAGATTACCAATAAAATCTAAAAGAGGCGTAACTGCAGATTGCGTTGCTGCAGAAACATTAGCAATGTTTGCACCGGAATTGCTGCCAGTATTTCCACCAGTACCGCCGCTGCCCGCACC